GCATGATCAAAACACATATACCAACTCAGGTTAAATTTACCTGTACGTGGCTCCATACGCCATGGCATTGAATAATGTGGGAACAAACTCTTGTCCTTACAACGTGTATGCTTCACACCACGATCTTTGCTCTTACGACTCGAAGCAGATTTGGTAGATCCAGTCGTAGTACGAGTCGAAGTCTTGGTCTTCGAGGTGTTCTTTGATTGCTTGCTCTTTGTATTCAGAGACGCTAAGTTCTTTTCTAATGACGATACTGTTGTCGCCTTTGATTTCCCAGATGAGCGTGTCACCTTCTTTCCAGTCGAGGTCTTCGCGGATGGTTTGCGGGATTTCGATGTAGAGGTCGTTTTCTGAACCATATTTGTGAGTAAGTACAATGAGTTTTTGTTTATTTGATATATCCATTGATCTCCAACCATTCACGAGTCATAGGTGTCGGTTCATAAACTGTCCACATTTCTCCCTTTGCACAAGCTTGAAGTGCTTTCATAGTCATATGTTCAGTTCGACCCGCCCATTGTGCTTCTGCTTCCCATGGTACTGCGTTCTCAGGATATGTACGCTCTGCTAACACACGCCATAGCATCGGTACTGCATCTTCAGGCATAATAATAGCAATCATACTATTATCAATTGTGCCTGCCATACAATCTTGGGCGGCGTGCCATCCTTCATGGCGCATTAACATCATCAGTGTACCAGGATCACCCATCCAATCACGATTCAAGTAAAAGTTATTACTGACTGTGTGATAGACACCACGATGACCATCAGGGAAATACTTTGCATCAGCAAGATATACCTTGACACCGATTTGATTCAGTGTCATCAACATCGTGTTGAATTCTTGTGAGTATGGTGTGTATGCTTCCGTATTAGGATACTCATGTGAGATATCTAATAGAGTGAAGACTTCATCAACATCCTCCTTACACTCACGCAATAACATACAACCCATGGCGTCGTATGATTTAAAACCTTGTGTGATCTTGTCTTCGTTAGCTAATGCTACACCTGACAATCCTAAACATAACCCTGCTGCCACTACTTGCTTCAGTAGTTGATGTGAATGTTCCATGAAATACTAATCCTGTCTTCTTGAGTGTTGTTCTTTGATACACGATGAATTAGATTAGATGGGAAGATCAGACCATTACCTTCTACTGGTGGAAACCACATCGAAGTAAATGTAATCATGTCCTCTTTCAACTTTGGATTCATCGCATCTAGTAGTCTGAACTGATTGAAGTAACTTGGATTCTCGATCTCAAGTCTACCACAATCACCTTCAGGAACCTTGACATAGAATACAGCAGCAAGATCACATCCTGGATGAGTATGCTTATGATTAAAGGATCCTTCAGTGTTCACATTATACCACACATTACCAATACTGTACTGTAGTTCTTCCGTAAGGAATTGTGTCATGATATCGTTGACACTCTTAAACAGCACCTTTGGTTGTGGTTCTTGATTTGGAGACTGCCATCCACCTTCATTTGATAGACTGACAGACTCGGTTGTTTCCATCACAGAGTAAATGTTATCCACGATCTGCTGACGATGGTCAGCAAAGTCGGACAAACTAAATTGTAAAATAGGAGAAGGAAACGCTGAAATACAATTAACTGTCATCAGTTAGCTTCCTCATCATATTGATTTTATGTAAGATGACTTCTGCTTGAGCATGGTTACCATTGTTACTCTGATTGATATAATCAAGTATCAATGTCTTCATGGTGTCATCAACCTTCTGTGATTTCAAGGAATCGTTCTTTGAGTTCATCCTCGTTAATGAATAATGTCTGCTCGTTATCTAGTTGATCAGGGTCCATCCATTCAAAGAACTCATCAGCAAGGCATAGCGCATTGTCGATTTCGTCGTTCTCCATGAAATACCTGAAACGTGCTACTACCCAATCGTAGATGTCGTCACGTTGCTGAGAAATGCGGAGTACGTCTTCGTTGTTCATTTTTTGATGAGAGTAAGTGTGTTGGAGAGGTGATCGTACTGGATGAATTCTACATCCTTAGGCAGCATACGGTTGAGTGCTGAGGCAAAATCGTTAGGAAACTTAGAGAATGCTCGCCAATACCGTTCGACACCTTCATCATCCAGATCAGCACGAGGAGCAACTGAAATAGTATACTCACCTCGTGTGTGACGATTCGAGAATGGTTCAACTAGCGTGGTGATATACTCAGCTAGTGGGTTTGGTTTACTCATTTAACAAAGACCTCGTTGTTGTGTTCAATAGTTAATCCTTGTGCTTGTACAAGGAGTTGGCACATGTGTGCAACATACTCAATATCATTCTCATCTGGTTCTAGATCGTAGGAATTGTCCCAATCAACAGAACCATCTTGGAATACAGCAGCACCATATGGAGTGCCATCATCATCTAATGCATAAGCGTTACCTTCGGCAACGAGATAGAAATTAGGAGAAGACATGAGATTAAAAGCAGGGTGACCTATGTAGTATAATGTATAATGGGTTGGGTGTCAACGTATGTAGAGATACCCACCCGCCCAGTCGCAGCGACTCAAAACATCTTCCCTACTAGCGGAATCTAGCAGATTACCACGGACATGCTTTGCAGGAGCACGCCATCCTGCTGGTTTGTAGAGTTCACCAGTCTTTTTGTCAACAAATGCATGGACACTGCTGCTACCAGTACAATCGTTCATGATGACCTTGAGATACTTACGTCCAGTTTCAATGGTGAAGCTGTAGTCAGGTTTCTCAGCAATCTCCTTAGCGCGATTGATGTAGTATTCTGCTTCTGATTTTGTTTCTGCAGTGAGAGCACTACGCTTCATAGAGTGAGTACTGTACTCAATGAAGTTTTGAACGAGTGCTTCACAGAGAATCTCAGTGTAGTGATGTACATTTGCCGCGTTGTCTGCTCTATCTTGAGCAGAAGCAGCGAAGTCAGCGAAGGAAGATGTGGTCATGTGTCTTTTGTGTTGATGTACTTAGTATAGCAAGGATCAGTGACCGTGCATCCTCTGGTGTGGCAGTTTGCCATCTGTCACACGACTGTTCAACTGAGACAAGAGTTCGTCTACAGTGATTTCTAGTTCTGCTGCTGCTGCTTCCTCCCATTCTTGGTTGCTCTTAGCAACAGCGGCGATAACATCAGGTTGTGATGCCATTTTTTCAATAAAGGTGTCGAAGCTAGTCATTTGTTCTAGGATTGTTGTGAAGTTGGTGTTGAAGTTGATCGTGTAATTGAATATCATCTACTTGATTCTGCTTCGCAAGTTTCTCGCTAACTTTGGGATCTGTATCCCACATCATATCAATAATGAAATTGACCTGATTAACGGTCAGTTCCATAGAACGAGTGTTCATAGCAATAATAGGTTAAAGGGGCATTGTAGTCGCTCCTAGGTGCCTCTCAGCAGACACAGGAGAAACCAGAGTAACGGTCAGGACACTTATCAGTGTGAAATGCAGTAACATCTGCACCACTAGCGATACGTGAGTTGACTTCATGAGAGAAAGTCAGTGCTGTGATGGTTGACCATGATACCATGTCCTTACCATAATCGGAAGGGAAGGTAACACGCTTGACAAAACGCTTGACACATGTTTTAATACCGTGAACGTCACATGCTTCAGCAATGAATGCTTCAGGGAAGAAGTCAACGATACAGACAGAGTTAGTGAGTTGCATTGGGTGCTCCCTTGGTGACCTCTATATTATAAGGGGTGCGGAGGTCATGCGGAAGGTCGAGTGGACACTAGCTCAACTGTCACCCATGGTTGTCCATGAACTCATCTAGTGTGTAACCTTCACCAGTTGATGTTTCTTCAATCAGTTCTTCAATGGTGAGAAACTCCATCTTCAAACGATACTCCTCTGGTGTGTCATCTTCTGGATCATAATCATCATGACAGAGATACTCCCATTCATGAACGAGTGCATCAATCAATTGTTCTTTAGTGTAAGTCATTAGCTCAATTGTCATTGAAAATAGGAATGATGTCAGTTCTTACGTGTAGGGTTCTGTTTATGTGCTGCTCCCACTGAGCGGCATCGTCCAAATTGTAAAAGGTCGCTTGTTGGCGGGACGTGCATCCCTTCTTCTTGTTCTTCATCCAAACGACAGCGTATTTCATGCCAATAACAAGGGTATACTAAAATGTTAACATAATGACGACCCCATCGTGAATTTGCTGATTCAGGAAGAGGTTGATCGATGAAGCAAATCGTTAGATAAGCATCATCGATAAAGGAAATATAACCTTTGATACCATCGTATTCAACAGGTTGTAGCAATTCAAAATCATTCTTGTTCATCGAACAACTTGCGATCTTTGTTCTGTGGTTTGGGTAATCTGAACATCTCTTTGAGATCATTCAGTTCATTCAGTTGTGTCTGCAGTCTATCAATTTGTGCCTGCAGAATCTGAAAATTCTGATCGTTGTTGTTCTGTACTGAATTTTGCATCTGCAGCATATTCTGGATTGCTGCTTTGAATTCCTCTTCGTTCATTGTGAATCAAATTAGTAAGTTGCCGTTCTAGTTCGACCTCAACCATGATAAGTTTATTAATCATGTAACCGTGATAGTCAATGCCATCAATCAGTTTGGTCACAGTATGTATATCCTGTAATGCAAGCAGGATTCTCTCTTTTTTATCCATCAAAATCTATCAGGAAGATGATTATTATAACCGAGCATGTAATTTTTTAGTTCTGTGTAACGTGCTCGATGCTTTTCATGATAGTCTGCTAGCTGTTGAATAACTACTAGCATTTCTTCATATACGTATCGTGGATCAGTATTGTCTCCAAAACCATCTTGGAGATAGTCCTCGATACACTCTTGTAATCGATCCCTACGATGTTCTTCATAGGTGGTATCAGTACCAACAATGGGACTGCTCATGAAAATTCCTCATTACGACGACGGTCTAAGTATTCAATGATCTCTCCACGCCATTCTAGCAGTTCATGATAGCATTGCTGATCATGTGCATCCTGACGTAGTTCGTGATCTGGTTTCAGAACACTCTCATAAAAAATAAAGAATGCGTCTTTGCGTTTTTCTTCTTTAGAAGTGTCCCAGTTCATAGTATAGTCGGTTTCTAGTGGTTTGCAGTGGTTTAAGGGGAAATCGAAACAAATTAATTTTCAGGTGGGGGACCAGCAGGACCCCAACCATCATTTTCAGGCACACAGTCGTCTTCGTCTACCTGATCAATTGATCCAATGTCACAAACTGGCACCTCATGCTCACCACCAATCAAATACCATGGCATAATATCTCCATGGTATTCAGGATGGGCAGCATATTGTGTTGTGTATTCTTTATCACCAATATACTTGATCTGATCCTCAGGAATTGAATTTTCCCTTAAAATAGCTTGGATCTGCATATGTGTGAGTTCTGGTTTGGTGGGAACCTTCATAGTTGAATGCTAGATGAGGTCATCCTATCACACCATCGATGGCGTGTCAACCAGGATTTGAAGGATCTTCGTTGATGTAAGGGATTGTCCCATTAGGTTTGACAATATATGCAGGAATTCTAAATGCTGCGTTTGGTAAATTTTGTGGTTGTGGGAACCAGTCACAGCAATTGTCTACAGCAATCTGCTCAGTCTTGAACACATAAAATGTATGCTTTTGTGCGAAGATTTCATCAATCTCACTCTCAGGAATGATCCATTGTGCTTCACCATTCTCGTCTACACTCTTATAATATGCATACATCAATGCTTTATTATCAGAAGACATTGAATCATATGCAGTATTATCTACTACCATAACAAATTTGTTCTCTAGCTCTGCTAAACGAGCACACATTTCACCAATTGTTTTTGGATTTAAAGAGATAAGTGCCATCAGTCAAGTCCTCCGTCATCAATAGCTCGTAAAATAGCATCAAGAGTATTACTCTCACTGTATACTCTGTTTTGTGGCATTCCATCCACTTGCTTAGTAGTGATTGCCATTGCCATATAAGACATTGATCTACTAGCAAACTTGCGATACACTGACTGAGCAATGTGGAAGAATTGTTCATCAGATGCTAGATACGCTCCCAATTCAGAGTTCTCAACTAGCATTTCTGCATATTTCTTAGGACTAATTGGAAACTTAACGTTACTAGGAGGAATTGATAGTTGCTCTTGTGGAATATCCCTTAATTTCTTTCTATATGCAACCCACTGTGCTTTCTCATCATCAGTAAGAGGAGCATCTCCAAGTTGTGACCAGTCACTATCCATAAGTAGGAAATTTCTGACTATTGTAATCTTAGTCCAGTTTGTGTATTCATCAGCAGCAAACTGTGAAGCAAGTTTACCCTCAAGATCAATATCACTTAAGTCTCTAAACTCAATAAATTTTGCATCTAGCTTGGTGTATAAGTCATCAATCTCTGCCTTCTCAAATGCATCGAGATTCATTTCATATGAAACCCACTTATATTCACCTGTTTTTTGATTTCTTTGAAACTTGTTCTTGTTCATCAAGGCGACACCAGTCTTATACCTGATAAAACTTTCTAATTTATCCCTATCAGAATCCCAAATAGGATATAGAATAGGGACAATTTCGTCTTTCCAGAAATCATCAGTAATAACTTTCGTTACACCATTTTTTGCCATTGTTCTATTAATGGCATTTAAATATAGTGCTACATCTTGTGAAGAATACTCGTTCATTGTATTAGATTAGGGATCTCATACCGTCATAGTATTTAGACGGCTTTGATTAGGTACTTGACTCTGTGGTACTTTGTAATTAAAGGAATATTGACTTCTGGAATAGCTTCTGCTGTAACTGTAATAGGTGTGGAAGAACTCATTGTGAATAGTCCCTCATCAGAAGATAAACCAGACTCAATAACATTAACAGTTCTGTCAATAAAATCAATGTCACAAATTTCTGTACCATCTGTTGGTGTGAATACTCTAGTTGTAATCTCACCATAAAATAGTGCCATGCCAGAGATACCGTAGTTGTCTAGAGTAGGATCAGAGTTATCATCTTGAGTAAGAACTCTAGTTTGTCTCACAAATAATTCAACTGCTGATGCTCTTGCATTACTATTTTCAGGAATATCTATAGAAGTTTCTGACCAAGTTGAATCACCACCAGTAGAAGATTTAACAACTCCTAATAGATTTACTGTTGATGAACCAACAACACTATAATAGAGTAAAAGATCCTCGTCAGGTGTTTCACCACCATTTAAACTAGTACCACGAATAACTGACCATTCAATCTTTTCTACATTAGATAGATCTAAAGGACCAATTGTATATTCTCTAGTACCTGGACCTGCAAAAGGTAAGTATCTATTAGAACGAGTACCATATGTTGGGGAATCACCATTGCCACTAGTAGACATCTGGAATTTACCATTATTTCCAGTTCCATTGCCAGGAGTTACTGGTTTCAAAAGAACTTCTTTAGTATCACCATCAGCACTAGAAAGTTTCCAAATACCATCATCAAATCTTGTAGCACCAGGTACACCTGTTAAATCACATTCATAATATCCACCTTCAGGATTAGATAGAGTTCCCTCTATTTCTTCGCCAGGTAATGTTCCTCTAAATTCTGCTGTAACATTACCAACACCACCGTTTGCAGATCCATCACCACCATTAGAACCAGCAGATTGTAGACCACATGTAACAGATGTATTAACGTTGGCAATAGAAAGGATTAATGTAGCACCTTGACCACCGCCACCACCTAGTCTTCCATCCTGCTCACTTTCATCTTGAACTCTAATCTGAACATATCCAGAACCACCAGAATTTCCTGGATTACCACCATTACCTGCAGTGCTCCATGATGCTGAACAATAATCAGATCTGTAAGCAGATCTACCACGAGCACCACCAGTACCACCACCATTACCATTATGTCCAACACCTGCTTGTCCACCAGTACCACCGTTAGCTTGTCCACCAATACCGACGCCACCGCCGCCTCCACCACCGCCACCAGCGGTGCAGTTACCAGTAGTACCATTAGCACCAAAGGTAAAGTCGAGTGCAGATGTTTGTGAATTTAAGTTAGATGATGCACCTTGGTTGTTACCACCAGCGTAGCATCCATCAGTAGTACCACCACCGTTGAAACCACCACCTGATCCACCGCCGCCACCGCCGCCGCCTGCGCCACAAATAGGAATAGCACCATCCCAGAAAATACCAGTGGATCCACCACCGCCACCACCTGAAGCACCATTACCCCAATAACCAAGTCCAGCGTTACCGCCTGGCGATGAACCAGAACCTCCTGTACCAAACCGATATTCTGTTCCAGTTCCACTAACAAGAGAGTCAACATCATTCCATCCTTGCCCACCACCACTTCCTGTAGTCCACGTCAGACTAGTAGGACCAAATCCAAGGTTTGCAGTAACTAATGCACCAGCACCACCACTACCACCGTTTGCACTATTATTACATCCAGAGTTACCATTTCCATTACCACCACCACCGCCGCCGCCAGCAGCTTTGATAGTTACGGTTCTAGCTGTAACACCAGTATTAGAAGGTGCATTCCATGATGATCCACCTTGTGTTACAAATCCAGTATCGGTAGTTATAGTGAATGTACCAGATGTTCCAAAACCACCTACACCTCCATCTCCACTTCCTGAACCACCATTAATAGTTCCACTACCAAAATTACCACCATTACTTCCTGAAGCACCATTTGAAGAACCACTGATAGAAACATTATCCATAGCTAATAGAGCAGCAGGAACTAGATATGTTCCTCCATTACCACCATTACCACCATTGTCACCAGCACTACCGCCATTACCGCCATATGCATAGCAAGTGTAAGTAGCTCCACCAATATCAAATGTTGCATATGAAAATCCACCATTGCCACCATCACCCGAAGTTCCACCACCACCACCGCCAGGCGCTTTTAATACAATATCAATTCGTGTTACATCGCCAGCTGATGCAGCAATTGCTGGTAAAGTAAATGATCCTTGTGATACTAGTTCATCATTTTGGAAGACTGTACCAGTGCCAGGTGGTGTAAATACATCTGCTTTACCACCAATTTTAGTTTGTCCATCAACAACATATAATCTTGGAGAAGGTGTTGATACTACATCTTCAAATGTACCAGCAGCAATTCTAACTGCAACAGTACCAGAAGCTTGGCCAAGTGTAGGAGTTGATTCTGGTGTATATGCAAATGCCGTACTAGAAAACTGAGACTCTAAAATTTGGAACGTTCCATTATACATTCCTTGATCTTCTGGTATTGCACCTTGAATTGTGATATAATCACCTTTACTAAATCCATGTGCTTCTGGTGTGGTGACTAATACAATATTGTTAGCAGAATCAAATACTGCTGTAAGAACAGGAACAATCGGACTACCAGTAATAGGATAACAACCATCTGGTTCTGGTGGATCCTCAATAATACCACCACGTAGTCCAATACCTTGAATGCCCAACATGTCATTAGCATTGTCATTGCCAGCTGGAACACCAGAATCTTGTTCAGTTCCTGCTCTGAGAGTTTGTTTTAATTGAATATTTTGATTTGGTTGATCTTGTAATGCTGTAGGAATATCAATAATAAATTCTCTCCAGTTAGAGTGAATAGCATCATATAAAGCAAATGCTTCTGCCCCTTCTAATCCATTTTCAATTCTGTAATCGTTTACAGATGGGAAAAGACGAAGTTCTGTACCATCACTGAAAATACAATATAATCCTTCATTTTCATTGTTAGGACGTTCTCCACCATTACTATCATTACCAGCAACAGCAAAGACGTAAAGTTGAGTATAACCAGTGAAATCAAGTGTATATGTGACGCTTCTACTTAATTTTAATTGATCTGGATTATCAAAACCAGTTGCTGTAGCACGATATCCAAAAGCAAGATAGACATTACTTTGTGCAACTCCTGGTTTAACAAATCCTTCCCACTCTCCTGTTCCAGGACCATGTGGTTCTAATGAAACATCATCATATCCAATTCGACCACCACTAATAGGTGTTAAGTATGAAACTAATTCTGGATCAGAGACATCCCAAAAAATATCAGCAGGTTGATTAGGATCAACACCACCAGGTCCTGGTGTATTACCAAAAGTTGCAAGTGATGGATCGTTTAACTTCTCGCGAGTTAATCCATGTGAGTGACCTAATGCTAATCCACCTTGTCCAACTGGTTCAAATGGTAGTATATTAGCTCTTTGAGTAGTATAATTTACAGCAAATTCATCGATAGGTACACCATCTCTTTCATTATCAACAGAATCATCAGCAATAGATGATAAAATATAATGATTATGTTCTACTGGTCTATTGAAAATATGATCATCAATAGGTCCAATTCTAAATTCAACCTTACCAGTAACGTAAGTGAATACATCAGCACTAATATTTTGATATCCAGTTGTTCTTACATCTCCAACACTAAAAAATACCCCGCCGTCTAAAATTTGATCTTTTGAAATATACCATCTACCACCAGTTTGTCCAACACTATTAACCAATGCATTTTCTACTGTTGGTGTTCCTTCTCCATCTACATCACCAATACCTACAATAATTCTATCTCTGTAGTCTGGTAGATTAAATGTTCCTACCTGATGAGGTGAATCAGCAAATGTAAAAGACTTATTAAGTAGAATAGTAGGATGAGTGCCAGTAGTAATATCTACATTGTTTTTAGGTAACGTAGCTGGGTCAATAGTGTCAGGAAATACAATTTCATATGCAAATTCACCTGATGGAAGTTGTGCGCTACTAAGAGTTTCTGTTGGTACTTTAGTTACATAAAATATAGAATACTCCCAATCACCTGAGGGCATAGATCCCAATCCTGGTCCAGCTGGTGTACTACCAGTATCATCTTGCATTCTAAATGCTGTTCCATATGGATATGGTAGTTTATTTCCACTCGCAATACCAGGATCTCTATAGAAATTGATAAAGCATTTATTACCAATCCATAAAATCCTTCTCATACCACCAGCATTTGCTGACTGTGTTGGTCTGGAAGTTGTAGATCCACCGTAAGTGTTTCTAATAGTAGAATATAATTGAGGATAATCTCTAATATTTAATTCACTTCCGTCACAGTACAAATATCCTTTGTAACTATGCTCCATATTCAAACCACCAGAACCTGCACCACCAAGTGCATGTGCTGGATCAGTAGAAAAAGTATCTACTGGCACAGGAAAAATGGATCCAATAGAAGCATAGTTAGCTTCATGTTCCTGCTTATAAGCAGTAAATTTATTTCTGTACGAAACTGTCATCAGTATTTGATTAGAAACTCTTGGACAAGATATGGTTGTATAAACTGGTCTGCTTTATTCTGCTCATTAACTATAATCTTCAATGTAGAAGATAAGTTAGCTGCTGGAATAAATGTTGGCACAGTATTCAATTGATATGTATGTGGTTGTGCTTCAAAGTTTACAAAGTGTCTATGTGAAGCATCATTACCAAATTGTTGCACTTCAGTAGTGGTGTTTGAGATAGCAGAAATGCCCTCTCTATCACCATCTTTATTACCATCAAAAGGAACGTTTGTAAACTTCCAGTTGCCTGGTATAGAAAACTCTCCAATTAAGGATGTTGGTCCCGCCATCTGTGGCATACCAGAACAAACAATACCACCAATTAAACCAGATGGTTCACATTTGGTAAAAATTGTTCCTGTGTAGTCTACTGTACCACATGTGGTATTATCTTGAGGTTGAGATCCTTCACTATCATCACAACCAATACTAGTTCCAGACCACATTGGATATAAACATCTTCCATCTGATTCAGTGTCTCCACTGCCAATTAATCCCTGTACATAACTAGACATTGTATCATTATTAAATACATCTGTATCAGCAAGATCTGGTGTTAAACAATAGTTCTGTGGTGGAATATAGAAATTACAACCTTGTAAACAACCACCATAAACATATCTGGTACAGCTACCAAGTAATGCATTACTAAATCCATCAGGATTACTAACACCAGACAATTTAAATCTAGTAGATGCAACAGCACAAAGATCTTGTCTAGTATTATAATACCATGGAACAACACATAGAGTAGATTTTCTTCTATAAAAGTTTCTGCCAAATGAACTAAATTCATTTCCAATCGATGATCTTACCCTAGTTCTATTGCCGTCATGGAAGTGAGCATGTGGTATAAAAGCATTAGGAAGAACTTCAATAGTTTCTGTATAGTTACCTGTATTTCTTACAAATCCTGGTTCACCAGTAACAGGAATTATTTGAGA